CGCAATAAACGCGGGATATCAAATTCAGGAAGGTCATCAGCGTTACGCGAAACCGATAAGCGATTTCGTTAAGGCTTTTCCATTCAGCGCGCGTCACCACGTCATCCTCGGTGTACTGACGATACGCATTAACCAGATCGCCCAGTTGCCCCACCAGCTCCGCCAGTTTGATCCCAATCTCTTCGTTGGCATCTTCCCCAGTCGCGCCAGGAATATGCATGCCGTTATCAGTTTCAAGTGAAATGTAATCGGCAAGACAGGTCACGCCCGCAGCTCGCTGAAGTACCAGCGCCCACTCAAGCGGGAAAATTTGATCGCCACCAGCACGTAACCGATTGAAAATCGCGTCCTGGCTAACGTCGAGAACCTCAGCCGCCTCTTTGTACCCGCCCGGAAATGCCGCGATAATTTTTCTGACTACCGCGACATACGAATCGGTTTGTTTCTCTACTTTCCAGTGCTCTTTGCCCACGGTTAACCCCTTCATACTGTGGTGTTTTAACTCTGCGTTTCTGCCTACTGTTTTGGGTAAATGTCAGGCCGCAAATCTGATTTGGTAATTGCGCCTGCGGTGATCTCCTCAAGTTTTTTTGCAAGGGAAAATCCGGCCTTTTTGTAGCCATTAAAAACCAGCCGCAGGTAACCCGGAGTAGACTTGACGTTATTTGCTAACTCAAACTGCTGCTCTTTTGATAAAGAGTCCCAATACTCTTTCATGATATGTACCTCCTGTGTACATATTACACGAATAACATGAACCTACAAGGCACTTGTACCAGTAAGGTACACAATGTTTAATTCTGGGATGAAAACGATTCAGGAAATACGGCGGTTGAACGCCAGAAAACTGCGAGATGGGGTCGGGGGTAATAGCTACTTCGCTACCATGATCGACAGAGAACCAACCCAAACCAGTAGGTTTATGGGTGACGGTGCGTCTAAAAATATTGGCGATACGATGGCTCGCCATATTGAAAAGTGCTTTGATTTGCCTTTAGGCTGGTTGGATCAGGAGCATCAAACCACTAATGTTGCAAAAAATCCTGATGTATCAGACACTAATAGAAATATAACATTGGTTCCAGTTATTTCCTGGGTGCAGGCAGGAGCATGGACAGAAGCTGGCTTTGCTGAGGTGGACTTGAACAGTGTTGAAACTTATCCGTGCCCTGTACCGTGCGGACCCATGACTTATATTTTGCGAGTGATAGGCGACTCTATGATTGATGAGTACCGCCCAGGCGATATGATTTTTGTTGAACCTGAAGTCCCAGAACACCATGGTGACGATGTCATAGCCCTTATGCACGATTCAGGCGAAACCACCTTCAAAAGATTGATTGAGGATGGTTGTAGTAAGTATCTGAAAGCATTGAATCAAAATTGGCCTGAGCCCTATATTAAAATCGACGGAAACTGCTCGATAATAGGAACGGTCATCTTCTCAGGTAAGCCTCGAAGATACCTTCAGAAAAAATAAATTTTACGATTAACCCGCGAAAGCGGGTTTTTTTACGCTTGACAATGTACCCTAACGGTACATAATGTACCTACAAGCAACAGCGAACAGACAGGACGCCCACGAAGTAGCCGCCGGTGGCGTATGAATGACCGGATGATTCGCGGAACGTTGGGAATTTACATATGGGTTCAAAAAGACAAAGCGCCATTAACTTCAGGCGCTTTGGGGAGAGTGAGTTAACAAAGCCATTATCTGTCAGTGCCTGCTCTTAAACGGACTACCGACATTGGGCTTTCTCAAACTATCAATATGCTTTTGTAGCTCAGAAATCAGGCTCTCGGCCATTTCCGGAGTAAGAGCGAAGAATTGCGTTTCCCTTGGTGAATCAATTGGTTGCAAAAGTGAAGGTATGAACTCGAATTTCATAGCAAGCGCATCGTAGCCAGGCAACGGCTTAGCTTGCCAACCAGTAACAGGAAAGACCGGAATATCGTCCGTTTTTGACATGTTAAGTCCTTATGTTAACAGCGAGTTAACAGATTAATTAAATCCTTGTGTTTGGGAAATACCAAAAGTCCTAGTTCTGTTCCGGTTGGCAAAGGTACTTCACAGTCGAAACGGTAAAAACAGCAAGCGTGGTAGTAGGCAGTAGTTGGCGGCGTCTGAGCCTTTTTTATTTTCCGCGAGGGCGCCGCACTTTTTTACGCAACACACAAGAGCATCACCGGGTGACGGGCTCATTCCCCAATCCATCCGGGCGGTTGCAGCCGCAGGTGCTCTTTTGTGTTGTGTGGAGAAACTAACCGGCGGTGGCAGCCGCCTTTCTGAGGGTAAAACCGATGAGTAATGAACGTTTGACCAAAGTCCCGGATTTTCTGGGCGAACTGGATGGCGGGGTGTTCGAGAACAAGATCGCCGCCGCTCTGAGTGAGGTCGCTTTCGGCGTCCTGAACAACGGGCAGAAGGGAAAAGTAACCCTGACGTTTGAAATTGACCGCATGAGCAACTCGGTCGAAGAGAAGCGCGTAAACATCAAGCACAAGCTTTCCTATGTGCGCCCTACCCCGCGTGGCAAATCCTCGGAAGAGGACACCACCGAAACCCCAATGTACGTGAACCGTGGCGGCAAGCTGACCATCCTTCAGGAAGATCAGGGCCAGCTGTTCACTCTCGCTGGTGACGCCGACGCGAAACTGCGCGCCCAGCAGTAACCAGTTCATCTATTTCTCTTAAGGAAAAACCATGTCCCATTCTTTAGATGCATCGGCTATCGAAAAAATTCGCGAGATGACACTGTTCCAGTTGCTTGAACAAAAACTGGCTGGCGCTGACTGCCCGGCTGCGGCGGTACCTGCGGGTGTGAACGTTCAAACCCTTGAGCACCTTTCCCTGGAGCGTTTCCGTTTTCGCGGCAAAATGCAGACCAGCAGCATCGAAGATTTCGTTACCTATTCCACTGGTTACGCTGCTGAAGGTACCCGCTGCTTTATTAATGCTGACGACATGCTCGCGATCGCTGTTTTCAACCTGGGCACGCTGGCCAATCCGGGACACGCCGATAACACCGCGCGCCTGATCCTGAAGAAAACAGCGCCGTTCTCCGCTCTGCTCGACATTAACGGTGATCGTCACAGCCAGAAAGAGCTCGCCGAATGGCTGGAAGACTGGTCCGAATATCTGACCGGCTTTGATTCTGACGGGCAGGTGATCGACGCCAAAAAATCGGCGGCTGCGGTTCGCAAAATCACTATCGAATCCATTCAGAAAGCTGACTTTGAAGATAACGATTTCAGCGGTAAGCGTTCGCTGATGGAAAGCGTTGAAGCGAAAACACAGGACATCATGCCGGTGGCTTTCGAATTTAAGTGTGTGCCCTATGAAGGCCTGGCCGAACGTCGCTTTAAGCTGCGCCTGAGCATCCTCGGGGGCGACCGTCCGATTCTGGTGCTTCGCATCGTGCAGTTGGAAGCCCAGCAGGAAGAAATGGCCGCCGAATTCCGTGATCTGCTGGTCGGGAAGTTCAAAGAAAGCCAGGTTGAAACCTTTATCGGTACGTTCAGCGCTTAATTACGTTGCCTTAAATGCCCCGCAAAGGGGCATTTAGTGAAGCGAAGTTAAACAAATCATCGCCACCGGCGAGGGATTCGCTCAACCAAAATTCAGGCGCGGTGCAGCGCGAAATAAAGGAGAACACGTAATGCCATATATTCAGACACTGTCCGGGAAACATATTAACTACACCGATATTCAGCACGACGACATCGTGATCGAGGATATCGCTACTGCACTTTCCCATATCTGCCGCTTTGCCGGTCACCTGCCGGAGTTTTACAGCGTGGCGCAGCACTCTGTGCTGGTCAGCCAGCTCGTGCCGGCAGAGTTCGCCCTTGAAGCACTGCTGCATGATGCTGCTGAGGCATATTGCCAGGACATCCCGGCACCGCTTAAACGCCTGCTGCCGGATTACCTACGCGTTGAGGCTTATGTGGAAAGCGTGATCCGCGCGAAGTTCGGATTACCTGCCCACCAGCACCCGACCGTTAAATACGCCGACCTTGTCATGCTCGGTACCGAACGCCGCGATCTGGATATTGATGACGGTACCGTATGGCCGGTGCTCGAGGGAATCCCGCCGACCGATATGTTTACCATCATCCCGCTTCGCCCTGGTCAGGCTTATGGAATGTTCATGGCCCGGTTCAACGAGCTGGAGGAGATCCGCAAATGCGCCTGAACATCAGCGAATTAATCCACGCGGCATACCATGCAGCACGTTACCTGCCCAAGGCATCGTCACAGTTAATCAGGGATTTGGCTGAACGACTGGATACCACCCAAGCCGCGCTGTGTGAATCACTAAAAATTCGTGATGCGCTGGCGGCGGAGAATGCGGCTATTAAAACGATGAATGACTGCCTGTCAGAGGAATTACGCAGTTATGAGTCTGACGGCGCTTTCGAAGGCCCAAAAATGCACTTGCTGTGGTGGAGAATGGAAACCCCCGCAACGGACGCATGGGTGAACGAACAGCGGGCGGCTGGGCGCGTTGAAGGTGTTAACTTTGCCGCCGCCCGCCTTGCTGCCGCATTCAACAACGGTTTCATCGATAAACCAACGGCAGAAGTTTACGACGTGGTTAAGGCGGTGCTGGGAGCCAAAGAAGAACTGGCCACTGCGCCGGATGACGGTCTGTCAGGCGAATACGCAGAGCAGGCGTTAAACGATTGGGCAGCACAGCTTCGCGGGAGCCAGGTATGAGCAGAGCAACAGACGTACACGACCTGTTAATCGCTTATCAAAAACAGGCCAGGAAGATACCCCCTAAGGGTGTTTATGCCTCAAGGCATCGGCAGGTTGAGGTGAACGCGGCGCACGTACGCAAATTAATGCGCAAGCGTCGTCGGTCAGTGGGCAAGTCAAATAAGCTCGGCTATCGCTTTACGGCGGAAATGCGCGTTGCACTGATTTGCGATATGAATTTTTGGGCGCTGGTATGCCGCTCTAACCGTAAGCAGGAACACTAACAATGACCATGACAGCAGAACAACTGACCAAACAGGAACCCTCTTTGGACTCGATGCTTCGCGCTCATGAGGCGTTTTACAGCACCGACAATGTGCGTGAGGCAATGCTGAAGGCATACCAAATTATGCTTGCTGACGCGCTGGCGCAGACTGGAATCAATACCGATGGAGGGATGAAGAATGTCTAAGGTTGTTCTATTCGAAAAAATCCAAGCGCTGGCCTCATCGTGTCACTGTTTAGCCTGTTCCACCGATATTGGTCAGGAACGGACGGAATTGTTTTCGATTTACCACGTTTTGCAAAACCTCACGCGACGCGGTTATGCAGAGCAGGTCGGCATTGCCATGAATCCATTGCTTAATAGCACTTGTGATGACGAAGAAGATGAAGAGGACGATGAATAATGACAACAATCAATAAAGAGCTTCAAATCACCATGCCGGACGGCAGCGTATGGGCTGTACCTGTGCAGATTATCGCATCCAACCGCGCTGATTATTACGCGAAAGAGTTCGGCGGCGACATTCAACGTAGCCTGGCAGAAGACACCCTGCCGCTGTTCAGGGCTTCCGGATATGAAATTGAGGACTGGGCCGCCAATAACATGAACTGGAGCGATGTGCAGCATGCGGCGCGCTGCGTTACGCCTAGTGAAGTTGACTATCAGGAAGG